CGTGTACGACATGGGGTGTTTTTTACCAACCAGACGATACAGGTGTAACACAGCCTAATGTAATACTCTTAGATGCGTATAAAGAAAGATTAGAGTTTCCAGAATTAAAAAAGAAAGCTTTTGAAATGTATAAAGATTGGCAACCAGAAGCTTTTATTGTAGAAGCTAAAGCTGCAGGTATGCCTTTAATCTTTGAACTTAGGCAAATGGGAATACCAGTATCAGAATACACGCCTAGTCGTGGTAATGATAAAATAGCAAGGGTTAATGCTGTTGCTGATTTATTTGCATCTGGTATTGTATGGGCACCTGAAAGAAAGTTTGCAGAAGAAGTTATAGAAGAATTTGCATCTTTTCCTGCTGGTGAACATGATGACTTAGTTGACTCATCAACCCAAGCATTAATAAGATTTAGACAAGGTGGGTTTATTCCTTTACACTCTGACGAAGAAGAAGAAGATTTACCGCCAAGAGAAGCCAATTATTATTAGGAGATTAAATGGCAGAAAAACCATTACAAACCCCAGAAAAAAAGTACAAAGATTCTCCTGTTGAAGTTTTAGTAACTAATCCTGATGAAGTTGCAATAGCAACAGAAGATGGTGGTTTAATTATAGATTTTGATGAAGGTGCTGAATTAGGCACACCAAACTTTGATGATAATATTGCAGAGTTTATGGAAGAAGCTGAACTACAGCTATTATCTAGTGAACTTATAAGTTATTTTAATGCAGACAGAGAATCAAGAAAAGACTGGGAAGAAACATATACTAAAGGATTAGACCAACTAGGTTTAAAAATTGAAGATAGAACTCTGCCTTGGCAGGGTGCTTGTGGTGTGTTTCACCCATTATTAACAGAATCTGTGGTTCGTTTTCAAGCTGAATGTGTCAGTGAAATATTTCCAGCTAAAGGTCCTGTAGATACTAAGATTGTTGGCGAAATAGATGCAGAAAAACAAGAACAGTCAGAAAGAGTTAAAGACTACTTAAACTATTTGCTTACAGAAAAGATGAGTGAATACAGAACAGAAACAGAAAAATTATTATTTAATTTACCATTAGCAGGTTCTGCGTTTAGAAAAATATATTACGACCCAAGTTTAAACAGACCAGCAAGTATGTTTGTACCTGCTGAAGATTTTGTGGTTAGCTATGGTGCATCTGATTTAAGCACTTGCGAAAGAGCAACCCATGTAATGAAAAAAGCTACTAATGATATTAGAAAGCTACAGGTTATAGGTTTTTATAGAGATGTTGAACTACAAACTCCTAATGATGAGTTAAGCAACATACAGTCTAAGTATAATGAATTAACAGGCTCTAGTCAGAGTTATGAAAACGACCAAAGACATACCATACTTGAAATGCAAGTAGAGCTTGATATACAGGGCTTTGAAGATAGAAAAGATGGTAAAGTAACAGGTATAGCCTTACCTTATGTAGTAACTTTAGATTATCAATCTGGAACTATATTAGCTATTCGTAGGAATTATTTAGAAGATGACCCTATGAAAAAGAAAAGAGAACACTATGTTCACTATCAATATTTACCCGGATTAGGTTTTTATGGCTTTGGTTTAATACATTTAATAGGCGGTATATCTAAATCTGCTACAAGTTTATTAAGACAGTTAGTAGATGCTGGTACATTATCTAATCTTCCGGGTGGTTTAAAATCCAGAGGATTAAGAATTAAAGGAGATGATACTCCTATTATGCCCGGTGAATTTAGAGATGTAGATGTACCCGGTGGGGCTATCAAAGATAATATTACATTCTTGCCTTACAAAGAACCATCAGGAACTTTATATACTTTGTTACAAAACTTAGTAGAAGAAGGCAGAAGATTTGCTTCACTAGCTGATTTAAAAGTATCTGATATGAGCAGTCAGGCTCCTGTAGGTACTACATTAGCTTTACTAGAAAGGTCTTTAAAAGTTATAGGTTCAGTACAATCAAGAATACATAACTCTATGAAACATGAGTTAAGAATATTATCAAGAATAATATTTGATTTTGGTCCAACAGAATATCCTTATCAAATACAAGGTAGAGAACTTTTAAAAGAAGACTTTGATGGCAGAGTAGATGTCGTTCCTGTATCAGACCCTAACGCTTCTACTAAGGCACAAAAAATTATGCAATATCAAGCAGCTTTGCAGTTATCGCAACAAGCTCCTGAAATGTATAATATGCAAGAGTTACACAGACAAATGTTAGATGTATTAGGTATTCAAGACGCAGATAAGATTGTACCTCTTGAAACTGAAATATCACCGACTGACCCTGTATCAGAAAATATGAATATGCTTAATGGTAAACCTGTTAAAGCCTTTATTTATCAAGACCATGAAGCACATATTAAAGTTCATATGTCTGCTATGGAAGACCCTAAAATGAGAGAAATGGTTGGTCAAAGTCCTAATGCTAATAGAATTATGGCTGCATTTACAGAACACATAACAGAACACATTGCATTTCAATATCGTAAAGAAATTGAAAAACAACTTGGTGCTCCACTACCACCGCCTGATGAACCGCTACCAGAAGATATTGAATTGCGTTTATCAGAACTGGTATCAGCAGCAGCTGAAAGAGTATTAGCTTCTAGTCAAGCAGAAGAAAGAGCACAAGAAATAAATGAAAAACTAGAAGACCCTGTAATACAACAAAGAGAAAAAGAGTTAGCTATTAAAGAAGCTGAAGTACAAAGAAAAATGAAAGCAGATGCTGAACGAATAGCACTTGATTTAGAAAGAACAAAAGCAAATCAAGAGATAGAAAAAGAAAGAATAGCATCACAAGAAAGAATAGCTGGTGCTAAAATTGGATATGATGCTGCATCAGATAATGCAAAAATATCTAGTAAAGAACGCATAGAAGGTGCTAAGATAGGCAAAGATATAGCGGAAACTTTATTAGATAAAGAAAACTAATGGCTGCATCAGACGCAAATATAATAGATGCTCTAAGAAAAAAAATTAGAGAGCATATGAACGAACACGCTGACCATCTTTCAGGAGGTGGCTGTAAAAATTTTGAGGAGTACAGACATTTAACAGGTGTAATTGCTGGACTCGCTATAGTAGAAAGAGATATACTCGACCTACAGGAAATAGCAAATCGTCAACAATGACGCAAGGACCTAGACCTTAATCTAGTGCAAGGAGAAAAAAATGAGTGAACCTGCAAAGGCTGTAAAAAAAACTGAAACAGTTGAAGAAAAAACAGCAAAACAATTACCAATACCAAAAGGTTATAAAATCTTAATAGCTCTACCCGAGCCCGAAGAACAAACAAAAGGTGGAATAATAAAAGCTTCACAAACAATGCAAGTTGAAGAAGTTGGTTCTATCTGTGGTTTTATTCTGGATATGGGAGAAGACTGCTATCAAGATAAAAAAAGATTTCCAAATGGTCCTTATTGTAAAAAAGGCGATTGGATTATTATGCGTTCTTATTCAGGTACAAGATTTAAAGTACATGGAAAAGAATTTCGTTTAATTAATGATGACAGTGTAGAAGCTGTTGTTGAAGACCCAAGAGGTATCGTAAAGGTAATTTAATATGAGTGAAAATACTACAGCAAATCAAGAAGTTACGGAACAAATACCGCAACATTCTAAAGAAGAAAAATTCTTTGGTGTTAAAACCACCTTTGAAAAAGAACCTAAAACAGAGTCAACAGATGAACTTCAAGTTGAAGTTATAGATGATAGACCTGCAGAAGATAGAAGACCACCTAAAGTAAAAACTGCTAATAATGCAGTTGAAGAAGAAATAGATGGTATTAGTGAAAAAGTCCAAAAAAGAATTGATAAAATTAAATACGACTATCACGAAGAAAGACGAGCAAAAGAAGCTTCAGAAAAACTAAGAGATGAAGCAGTTGGTTATGCTCAAAAAATCCAAGATGAAAATAAAAGATTATCTGCTTTAATTAATAAAGGAGAAGAAGCTTTACTTGGACAAATATCAGCTAAAGCCACAGCAGAGTTAGAACAAGGCAAAGCTGAATTTAAAGAAGCCTATGAAGCTGGTGATACGGATAAAATGTTAGCTGCTAACGAAAAGATTTTATCTGCACAAGTAGATGCAAAAAGTGCTAATGAAAAACTTAACTACTATCAAAAGCAAACAGAAGCTAGGCAACAACAAATGCAACAACAACAAAATGTTGCACAACCACAACCACAACAAGTACCACCGCAACATACACCGCCTGACCCAAAAGCGGTAGATTGGTTGCAAAAAAATACTTGGTTTGGTAATAAAGAACATAAAGACATGACTGGTTATGCTTATGGGTTACATGAAACTCTTATACAAGATGAAGGCATATATCCTACTACTGACCAGTATTATCAGGAAGTTGATAAGCGTATGCGACAAAGATTTCCTGAGTTTTTTGGAGAAGAAGAAGCCCCTGTCGACAACGAAGAACAAGTTGTTGAAACTGTGATTTCCAAAAAACCTTCCGCTGTCGTAGCACCAGCAACAAGAAATAATGGTGCTATGCCTCGCAAAGTACAGTTGACAGGAACCCAAGTTGCTCTCGCAAGGCGTTTGGGTTTAACACCAGAACAATATGCCAAACAACTCGCCAAGGAGGTGCAGAATGGCTGATAATGAAAATGTAACCGAAGAAGTTACAAGAGCTGCAAGAGAAACGGAAACCAGAGAGGTCAAACAAAGACCACAATCTTGGGAACCACAATCCAAACTACCTAGTCCAACACCGCAAGATGGTTGGGTTTTTAGGTGGATAGCTACATCAATATTAGGGCAACCTAATAATGTTAATGTTAGTTCTAAATTTAGAGAAGGTTGGGAACCTGTGAGAGCAGAAGACCACCCTGAATTACATTTAGTTTGTGATGTGGACTCCGAGTGGGCGGACAAAGGTAACATGGAAGTAGGCGGTTTATTGCTTTGTAAAGCTCCTAGAGAGTTAATGGAACAAAGAGATGAATACTACAGAAAAGTTGCTA